TTGAGGACTCAAGGATGTGCAGCGATGCCATGCTGCAAAGATAGTTAAACTGAACGCAAATCCGAAAACAAAGCACGCCAAGCAGGCACGCATCCGAGTGCGTACTTGATGGTCAGAAGCATGGTGAAGGTTAGCACTATGCCATTTGCAAGTATATCGTAATTCATAGGCGTTTCAGGATTCGGCTCATTTCTTACGCTGTGAGTTTTGGGTATGTAGTACGTGGCAGCTGGATACAAAGATACATCGCACGGCTGAATTGTATCAAATGCCGTGAGCACTTTCGGCTTTGGCGGTTGCGCCATGACAGCCTGAAAGCTCTCGCGATTGGATTGCGCGAAGCTTGTGTCTGCATTAGCAGCCTCCCAGCTCATGGTGTCGATGTTGAGCTTGCTGTGGCGCACTACCTTAATTGTATCTCTTCTAATCTGTTGCATCGCTTTTTGCTTTTGGTATGTACCCTGCTGCTAATAGTGCTGCAATGATGGCGGTTAATGTCTCTGCTGTTATCACTTTGAAGATGAGTAGAAAGATTGATACCAGAATCATCAGCGAGCCGATGGTCCCACGCCAGTGCTTGACAATGACATCCACAATTCGCCTCGGTTTGGTAGCGCGTTTCCTCATGTATGAATATACGCCAAAGCCATCGCCCACGTTTGGGCAAGGTGGGGCTAAAAATTACACAATGAGAAATAGAGATTTGCCTCTTCGCGCCTGCGGTTGGTTAGCCCTGTGAGCACTTTGCCGCCTGCCTTGTTCCAACGCAGAAACTCATCGAGAATGCTCGGGTCGGCTGCGTTGGCTTTTGCTTTTCGCATCAGCGTGGACTTCACCAAAGCACCAGTCCCCACGTTGTAGGCAAAGCATACAAGCGCATCGAACTGGCATTGATTGAGGTTAGGTAGGTGCTTATTTACTGCATCTTCGAACGGCGAAAGCGTGGCAAGCAGCAACTGCGTTGCTTCCTTTTCGCCTGTGAGCTTTTCGCCGAGTAAAACTTTTTTGCCGTTCGGGTATCGGGTCGAGCCGTAGCCTATGGTCGGAACGCCAGCAGGGCAAAGGTAGGAACTAAGCCGCAAGCCCTCGTACTTCTTAATCAGGTTCAGACCAAGCAGCGAGGTGGAGCGCATTATGGTATAACTACTTTGATTGTATCGTCTGACTGGTCGTGGTAAAGGTAGTAATCACCAGCCTTTGCCCCAAGTGCCACCGTTATTGCCGCTGCTGCTGCTGTGGCATCTGCATAAGATGGCATACAGTTGTTTGAAATAACAAACATACCACTAAGAGTATTACTAGTGGCTGCTGTATTACCTAATGCTATAACATTTTGACCTGTATTACTATCTCCCGCAGATTTACCGATTGCTATTAGGTTTAATCCTGTATTTTGGTTACCAGCTCCAAGACCTAATGCGACTAAATTATCACCTGTATTACTCGAGCCAGCTTGGGAGCCTATTGCAACAATATCAGTGCCGGTGTTTGAATCTGCTGCAAGCTCTCCAATTGCAACAATACCAGCTCCAGTTGAATCTTCGATTATCACATTCGAGCCGTTAATGGTGTTGCCATTATCGTAAGCGGTTTGCAAGTTTACAACATTGCCGACCTCAATTTGCTTGGACTCGTTCGAAGCAGTATCAACAATGTAAAATACATCATTTGCCGCTGCCGTGCCTAACGTGTTTAAATCGGTTACTTTAACGCCTGCCATAAGATAAGAGTTTGGTTAAAACAAAGGTAAGGATTCTTTTGGAATATATTCAATCGCTGGCAATTGCTTAACCCAATCGATTGTTGTAGTTGTTACCTCTTCGACTGAAATAATCCAATTCTCGTCTGCATCCTGTATCGGGTTAAATGTCATATCAGTTATGTATTCAACGCCTTTGAGTTGCTCGGCTTGTTCGGGTGTAAGTTTATAAACTATCATACTTGTCTGCCTAAAGTGGTTTGGAAGGTTTGGACGTTTGTATATAATGTAGCTGCTTCAGCATCACTTAAGCCACTACCAATAAATGCAAAAGCTAATTGATGAACAGTATAGAATTCAGGTAATGTAAGAGAAATACTAAATCTTGCACCAAAATAAAATACTCCATTAGGCAATGCAACTATTGAATTAGTATTACTACCCAATAAAATCCCTGCTCTAAATGCTTTAAATAATGTATTTGTAGTCCTTGAACCAATTAATAAAGATGTAGAAGGGTTTGCAGTATATGAAAACACATTTCCTAAACCGCCCGAAACAAAATTTGCAGCGGTTAAATTATTTTGTAAAAACGAAGTGTTTGCATTCTCCCAAACTCCATATACTTGAGTGCCACTTGTATTGTTAGTCCTCGAATAAATACCAAATGAATTGCTATTTAAAGATAAGTTTAATGAAGGGTTTAGAAACGTATTCGCATACGCATTAGCCCCATTTGGCAGCGCACCATTAGCGGAGTGTGTCCATCCACCTACAAAATTCAATCGAAAAGCTGCATTTGTATCGGCAGGGTTTTTAAGGTTAAATTTATGCGTTGTTGCTGTGCCTCCTACCATCGGATAAATTGCACTCATCTTCGCCCATGTGCCATTTGCCTTCATTGATGTTACCAACGTGCAGATTGCCGAAACTATTGTCGGGTTTGTTATGCCAGTTGCAGTTAAGAAAGCATTAGCATCTGCATCAGGGCAGGCTTGTGCGTACCAATAAGGGTTAATTATAAAACTCATGCGCGTGTACCTATTAGCGTTACCTTCAATCCTGTTGCCGTGCCGTTTCCGATTTGGTCAATGTCGATTGTCATTTCTGCATCATCGGCAAGAGCCGTGTCGCTAATTACTGGCGGCGTTACTGCCGTTGTGCTTGTCTTTTCGGTATTGTCAATTGTTAGCTTAGTGCTTAGAATGCTCGTGCCTGCTTCGTTAATATCTACCGTAAAGATATTGCCCGATGCTTGCGCCGTTGTAAGCGATGCCCGAACCGCTGTAAGTGTTACAGCCCTCGGCATTCTGAAAGTAATCTTCGCCGTTCCCGTTGTGAGTGCCGTGCTTTCATCCGATGCAGCAACCACAAGCTCGAAAGGCAAAGCCGCAAGGCTGCCATCCCCTCGAACATACTCTGAGGTCGTGCCGCTTGGCGTGTTAAACTTGCCGTTGAATGTAGTCCAATCTCCCGAACTTAGCGCACCTCTGTTGCTTGCGCTTGCTGTTGGCAAATTGAACGTATGCGTTGAGGTTGCCGAGCTGATGCCGAAATCCGTGCCAGCCATTCCCGTTGCGAAGTTTTGCACTTGCGCGGTCAAGCCGTTTAGTGCGTTTAGCCCTGTGGTGAACGTGGTGATTATTTGGCAAAGGTTGTTATCTTCAGTATGCAGCGTAATGGTTCGCCCCGATGTGGTTACGAAAATGCGTATTGCGAGCCTATCTGTTGCAAGTAACACCGTGCTTGGTACTGCAAGCGCACTAACATATAAATCGACCACCGTACCGCCTGTAATCGCTTCGGGATTTGTAGCCCCTGATGATATCAGCGTAAAGGTTGCGCCATCGTACTTGTAAAGCTCAATGTAGAAGCTCGGATTTCCACCGTTACTCGAAGCATTGAAGTAGGTTTCAAAGTTCCAATTGCCTGAAGGGATTGCCAAAAGATTCGGGTCGCCTGCATCTGTTATGAATTGCGCTATGTAGCCATTGCCCTGAGCTTGGGTGCGTTGAAAGTTCGTACCGCCTCCAAGTACAGGCACGCGGCTCATTTCATAGTAGGTATTGCCTGCGAAACTACCTTGACTGATTGAGCCATTTAGGTAGTAATTAACCGATGCGCCACCACCGCCGCCAAGCGGAAAGTTTGCAAGGCTTCCATCGCCGCGAACGTACTGGCTCACTACTCCGTTGGCGGTAATGTCCACGCTTGGCGTAGTGGTATTGTTCGGCACGTTAACGCTGAACGCTGGGTTAGTCGGATTCGGCACGGTTGCCGCTACCGATGTGACCGTGCCATTGGTCAAAGCTGGAAACGGCGTTGGCGTTCCTGTGCCATCGAGATAGTCTGAAGCCGTGCCTGTTGGCTGGTCGAACTTGCCATCGAAGGTATTCCAATCGGCAGAGCTGAGGTATCCGTCCGTTGTGCTATCCGCTTGGGTGATGCTGATGTCGGGCGTAGTGCCGCCGCTTGAGGCAATTGGAGCTGTCCCAGTTACCGCCGTTACCGTACCACCGCCACCGCTTGGGATGTTAACCTCAACAACTCCAGGCGAAGTCAGCGAAGCCGTAACGCCTGCACCGGTGAAGTTCAATGTTGTGGTGTTGGTGCTTACGTTGGTGCCTTCTTCCTGTGTGCGCAATGGCGTGCCACCGCCTCCACCAATTGCAACCAACGGATCGGCTGGTGTGCCGTTGCCGGTGATGGTCACCCCATCCACAGCCACCGATGTCAGGCAAGGCTCACAAGGCTCAAAGTCTGGAAGTGGAATTTCACCGGTTTGACAAGTGTCATAACAGCCGTCCTCAGATGAGGTGCTGACATTGACATCCACATCAATTGCAACGGCAGCCCATTCGTAATTTACTGGCAAGTATCTCGCCTCCGTTGCATATCCGCTTGGCACTACCTCGTAGGCAATTGCTCCGATGGCTGTCTTGAATTGTGGGTCTGTGCCGCTTATCAAGCGCAGCACTCTCGATGCCACCCAGTCCTGTGCATCGGCAGAGTCGCAAGGAAGGTGCGACTTGCGGACCATCGCATAGGCAGTCAGAGTGAAGCGTGTCTCGTATATCGACTTGCAGCCAGCTAGTCTCAAGCTGTCGTTCTTGCTTACTGTTATCTTGCCACGCTTAGCCCAGAACAATGTGCCCTGCTTCGCATCGTAATTCGTCACAGGAATGGCTTGGCCGTTGCCGATGTAGAAAGCCCAAGCTTTGTCATTGCCTTCGCCTACAAGCTCGGATAGGCCGTATATCTGATCGAAGATATTGCCGACCTCAACACGTTGGTTCAGTCTGTCAAGTATCGTAGAGAGTATATTCATCGTTTGTTCATTGCGTTAATGATTTGCTCAACTAATTGCTGCGCATGTTCTTCAAGCATCTCGGCTTGCTCTTCTGGTGTAGGCTGAAAGATTATGCCGTACTTTGTTTCGAGTCCTTCGACCTTGCCAGCCTCTGATGCAGGCAAGGCAATTGCAGCCTCCAAGCCCTCGGTGATTACCTCCTCCGATAAGAATCCACCCTTAAGCCTGCCAGTCAATTCCAACGGCAGCTTCCTTGATGTGCCTTTCTTCAACTCTGCATATCCACCTGGGAAGTATAAGGACTCAATTGGATCGCCTCGCTTGCCCACCTTGAACTTGCTCGGTGCGTTTCTGAGGCTTCTCGGGCTGACATATATCGGAGTTGTGCTGTATGGCTTAGTCGGTAGCTTCTGGCCATCGCTGTTGCTGCCACCGCTCGAGCCTGTGCCAAATATCCGTTTGAACATGATGCGCTTCAATTCCCTCACCGGACCATACAAGGCAGTGAACTTGGAAGTCCAATCGTTGTACAGCTCATCAAGGTTCTTTTGTATTTGCGCAGGCGTTGGCATATTAAGGCAGGGCTGTCACGTACTTCATGTTTCTTCTGCAATCCCAGCAATGCGTGTCATCAGGCAGGCGCATGTTCTGCAAGGTTGCGCCAAGGTCTTCAGAGTAGCGTGTTGCTGCGATGTCTCGGGCTGCAACGATTCCATCCATCAGCTCGGGCTTGTTTTGGCCACGATTAACAATCACAGAAGTGTTCACTCTTTGGTTCGGGCTTATGGTCAGCGCATAGTTGTAAATCTCAACAGCGGTGGCGTATGCCAGTGATAGGGCCATCGTGCCACCGACTGAGCACATCCACCCTTGGCGGTCGCAGTTCACATTGTACGTGATGCTCATGCCTGTGGTATACTTCGAGCTGCTGCTTGTCAGCACGTTCGTGCCATCGGTAGTGAGTTCAATTCCGATCGCATCCACGAAAGGGCACATGTGCGATTCCTTGGGTCCGCCTCCGCAAGAAGTGCAAGTGCCTCTCTTTGGCGTGAACTTCACGGTGTTCATCGTTGACTCATACACAATCGCGATGTCAAGCTTGCGCTTGGCCGAGGTGAAGGTCTTGCCGAGGAACTGGTCAAGTGCCCCCTCTGCGTAGGTGATGGTCTCAAGCAGCTTGCCTGTGGTCATGTCGAAGATAAGCACCGGCACGTTGGTGTTGGCCGAGTCAATTGCAAGGTTGATATCTGCAAGGTAGAAGTTCAGATAGCTAACCGTGTTCGGGTCAATCTTGAGCCTTATGCCGCCATAATTGCCAGCACCAAGGGCATTCTGCACATTGGCATAATTGGACACCACTTGTCCAACGCGCTTGCTCTCGATGATTGTGTCGCTCTTCATCATTGGACTGAGCTTAGTCAGCACATCGGATGAAAGCTTGCGCCATGCAAAGGCACGTTTATCTTCGAATAGCTCAACGCCGTTGCGGTATTGGTCCGTGATAAGTTGGCCTAAGAATGTCTGGTTGATTCCGAGGTCATCGATGTAGAGCCCTGTCGATGGCTCAGGTACTTCGCAGCCTCTCAATCCGAGTAGTGATTCAATGCACATCTCTTGAAGTTTTTACAAAGATAAAAAAAAGGAGG